AACGTAGTCTCGTAGACTACCGTCCTCAAATAAAGTATCAAACATAATATAATCCTTTTGTTAGTGTTCTTATTATAACACTAAGAGGGGCGTTTTGTCAAGTATTAAACGATATTAAATTGAGAAAATCTGAATGATGCATTAAAAGTTAGATAGGTTGTGTCACCACTTGTTGATTGAAAGTTGATATCTCCCAATCCTGTAGGGACACAATCTAAGTATCTAATCTTTTGTACGGTGTTATTGTGACTTGATAATACATGCAGAGTTATATCTGCGTAGGTAGGTTTCTTGGTATCTCTTTCTAATGCGGATACTTGTCCATCATTAGTAATACGAACCATCCAGTCATACATCTCACGATAGGATGTCATTTCTTCGTCAAGAATAATATCAAAAGATACTTCACTGAAAGTCATCTTGTCACCCGCTAAAGGTACAGATGTAATCCTACGGACAGGTAGTTCTAGTGGAGTTAATTGAGCGCCTGGATGTGAAACGCTTTGTGCGAAATACTCCAAATTCGGGTATTTCGTTCTGTCAATAACAACACGAAACCCCGTAGGTTGGAGATAGTTTAAATTTTTTGTCAATGTCTCATCGGACAATTGAACTTTACTGTCTACTGGCATAATAACCTCTTATAGTCTAATACTATTTATAAGAGTTATTAGTGTATATTTTCCTGTTCTCGCATGTTTTTTACGAGTTGGTCAAGTACACCAGACCAGTATTCTTTACCCCATTCGGATTTACTTCGGTTGAGTGCTTTCATTGCACTTGCAATTAAACGGTGATAATCATACTTCATGATAGAACCTTTCCTTTACCCACCCATACGATTTCTTCAAACTTTTCTTCAAAAGTCTTTCCATCAACAGTGAATCCAACGTCATGTAATGCTTTTAAAACATACTTGACTGCTTCTTTTGCGGTATCAAAGATAATTGTATCCTTTGATTTACCAGTGATATTTACTTCATACTTCATTTTTTCGCATTCCTTCTAAAAATTCTTTATTACCATCTTCGGTGACACCAAAGATATTGACACCTCGCACTTCAGGAAGTTGTGCGGTAAATATCATACTTTTACCGTATTCCTGTGCTTTTTGAAAAGAGGTGATAGGAGTAAAAAGACCCGCCATAGGACGACCCTCTTCGGTTTCAATAACGTAGTTTTCGTAATTCATAACTATTTCCTTTCTCAAGTTATATCTTATACTACAACACTTAACATGTTTTGTCAACAAGTTTTTTAAACTTTCTTTTACTTTTTGACCATTGTTTCATAGGACTCTTGAACCAAATCTCTTCGGTAGTTCCTTGTTTAATGTAACCCGCAAGTTGTCCTGCGGAGTTTACAATGTAGGTGTGGTTGGGGGTGTTATTCCCCCAATCAGTAGTTTCTTGTAGATATTCCATTACTTCCCCTTGTATCCAAGTTGAACCATTGCGGGTTTAGGGTTAATCTCTTCAGACAGTTCAAGATACTGTTCAACATAACAGTTCTTGACTAGGAAGTTAACCCATGATTTCCACGGTTTTCTACCATACTTGAACCTTGCAATGAAGGTGGGTTGTGGTAGTCCTATCCAAGATGGGTGACAGTCTGGTCTTGCGACCTCCATGTTCACACTCTTAGTGTGTCTACCTCTATACATGAGATACATACCGTCCCAAGTGAAGTCTTCTTTGTTAAATGGTGTCATTACGCAACTCCTTCAGTTAATTCTCTTACGATTGCATCTGCAACCTCACATGTCAATCTCATATGCGTATCTCTGAACTCCCTAATGTCTTCATAGTTTCTTACAACAGGGTCATACTTAGGTTTCTCAAGACCAAGGTAATCGTCCTTAGTTTGATATTCGTCATAGTTTGCATAGGGATAGATTGCGAAGGTATCCGCATAATCCTTGTGACAGAAGTCAACAGGTCTATTATAACCCTTTTTACTTACTCCTCTGTATCTCACAGTGAACAGTCTAGTCTTCAAGATTTCTTGCACAACAGGGTGATTCCTATATTTCATAGGGATACCCTTGTAAAGACCACTCTCATAGTCTGGACATAGATAGTCATTCAAATTCAATGTTTTCATATTTTCTCCTTTCTTATTTAACATACACTTATTATAACAACAAGAACAAGGTTTGTCAACCCCTAAATCAAATTAATTTTACCTTGACTTTTGTTGTCCAATCGTGTACTATATACAACATGAAAGATTTAAAGACACCACTCCGATATCCAGGCGGTAAATCTCGTGCAACTGACTTCTTATTCAGTGATGAGAATATGCCTATAGACTCTATTAAAGAGTATCGTGAACCCTTCCTTGGAGGTGGTTCGTGTGCGTTCGCATTTTCTAAGAAGTTCCCTAATGTTCCTGTATGGGTCAACGACAAGTATTACAATCTATACTGTTTTTGGTTGACTGTACAGAAGGAGGGTCAGAGACTCGCAGATAAACTACATTCTGTCAAGACAGAACTATCCGAGTCTTCTGACCCTCTTCAAGCACATCTAGACTATTATCATGTGATGCGTGAAGGACTTGCGAATCCAAAGGATGAGTTTGATATTGCATGGCAGTTCTATATTATGAATCGTTGTTCATTCTCTGGTCTAGGTGAGACTACAGGTTCATTCAGTAAGGATGCAGTCCGTGACCTATTCAATCATAGACTGATTGCGAAACTACCTAAGTTCGGTCATCTCATGAAGAACTGGAAAATCACTAATGATGACTACAGTACACTCTTTGATGACAACCCAGATGCATTTGTATTTGCAGACCCGCCATATGACATTAAGTCATTTATCTATGGTAACAAGGGTGACATGCATGACTCATTTGACCACAAAGACTTTCACACAGTCACAGACAACTCTAAGAATCTAATCATGATTACGTATAATTCTAATGATACTCTTCGTGATGCATATACTGGTTGGGAACAACGTATATGGGATTTGACTTATACCATGCATAGTGGTAAGAAGTATAGAGAAGATGAACACAACAGGAAAGAACTCTTGTTGTTGAACTACGACACTCCTACCCCACCTACCCTAGAAGATTTCTTCGGATAAAAAAAAGGGGAGACCGAAGTCTCCCCTAGAAAAAGTGGTAGGTTATCCCTACTCTTTTTATTACAGACTTACGTCAAGATGTTAGTAACCTTGAAGATTCTGTAGTACTGGTTAGTCTTTGCAGTAGCAAGACCGTCAGAAGGCGTTGAACCAACGAATGGGTTTGAAGCCATACCGTAACGAGTTTTAAACCCGATACGTGGTTGGAAGTCATCCTCACCAACTGCTTTAACCATTTGCAAAGGAACGTATGGGCAGTAGAATACACCACTGTCATATGGGTTCTGACCTTTGTAACCAACAGTGATGTAATCAGTGTTAGCATATGGGTCAATGTATACACGGATACGTCCGTTTAATACACCTGCGAATGTGTTACCAGTATCGTCAACTTGCAAGTTGTTGTTGATTGCAGGAGAATAATCCAAAGTACCAGCAGCAGCAAGTGCAGTAGCAACGTCAGAAGAACAGATAACTACGTTACCTTTTCCACGTCTAGTTTCTTTTGCAATTACGTTTGCTTCACGGTCAATCTGGACACCCAGACCTTTGAATTTCTCAGCAGACCAACGACCATCGGCATCAGAACTCATGTTGAAGATACCTTTTGCAGTTACGTTAGCTTGTTGAGCACCAGTTTTCGCTTGGCTGTTTACAGTTCTGATAACTTCACGGTTAATTTCCGCAAGGATTTCAGTTGACAAAATGTTTGCCAATTCTGTTTCAGCGTCAAGACCGTGGATTGCTTTCAGGTCTTGTGCGAGTTCTAGTGTGTACTCAGCTTTCAGCGCACGGCTTTTCGCAGTAACGGTTTGTCTTTCAATGGTGAAACCCATTTCGTTGAAAGATGAACCACCAGTACGACCAAGTGCTTCAGCGTCAACTGTTGGCATTCCGCCAGCAGCTAGGTCAGTCAAACGACCACCTTCACTGTCTACACCATTCCAACCAGAAGCGTTGTCACTGTCGTGAGTACCTGAACTATCACCAGAGAACTGAGTTTCAGCTTCGTTGAATAGTGCTTCACGGTTAGAAGTTGAACCACCTTGGTAACGTGATTTCATCGCAAAGATGAGACCAGTTGGGCCGTTCATAGGTTGTACACCACACACATCATAAGCGATGAGGTTAGGCATAGCACGTCTGACCAAGCTAATGAGTACTGGGTCAAAGTTGTTTACTGAACCCGTGTTGTTAACAGGGGATGCAGCGTTCTCGGATAGAAAACCGTTAGAAGCGGCACGCTCTTCAGCGATTGCTTTTTCTTGGTTTTCAAGGATAGCGGCAGTAACCGCACGGCGATGGTTATCCTTAATTTCGCCAGCAGACTCTTCGTTTAGAACGGGAGCCCACTTTTCAATCAGATTATCGTAAGATTGCATTTTTAGTTTCCTTATTGTTTAGGTGCTGTTTTACGGATAGTTTGAAGATATTGTTCCATTACAGAAGATACTTCAACAGTGTTATCTGCATCTTCTA